ACTTTGCTGCTGGAGTTACTGCTGGATGTGTAGAAAGTTTATTTATTACACCATTTGAATTAATTAAAACTAATTTACAAACTAGGGATTCTTTAACTGATCCATTACTTGCGATTAATCGTATTCGTAGTATTCATGGTATTAAAGGATTATATCGTGGATTTTTAACTACTTGTATGAGACAATCAATTAATCAAGGTTTTAATTTTACTATTTATATGGGATTACGACAAAAAATTATTAAAGAGGGCGAAAAGCCTAGTATTCCAAAAATTATGGGTGCTGCTTTAATTAGTGGTTCTATTGGTCCATTGGTAAATAATCCGTGTGATGTGATTAAAACAAGATATATGAATCCGGGTTTTAATAATAAATATACAGGTATTGTTGATTGCTTTACTAAAATACTGAAAACAGAAGGAGTAGGTTCTTTATATAAAGGGATTGGATTAAGATTGTTTAGAGTTTCATGCGGCCAAGCAATTACATTTAGTGTTGTTGAACAATTATCACATTATGCCACTCAATATAAAGTTTTAACTTAAAAATAATTAAATATTAATTTTATATATATTATATAATATGGATTCCGATAAAATTAATTTACATAATATTACATATTCTTCTGGTTATGGAAGTAATCTTACTGTTAAAGTTAATGGTAAAAAAGTTATACTTAAAACTCCTTTTTTAAAATCAATCAATGGATTAGAATCAGAAAATGGGAAATATTTTATTAAATTAGATTTAAGCACTCGAGCAGATATTGTTAGTTTTTTAAAAAAGATTGATTCTAGTAATAAAACACCAAAATGTTTGGATTTTTATAATAATGGAGACAGTTTAAAATATATTCAATCTTTTTATTATGATTCTAGTATTTGGAAAGTAAAACTACAAAGTCGTTATGGGCGTTTTCAAGTTAAAGTAGAAGATTTACAAGGAAATGCTTTAACGGTTAATGATATTACACCACAACATAAATTAGAATGTTGTATAGAATTAAAAAATATTTGGTGTTTTAATAATGCTTATGGTTGTATTTGGAATTTAAAAAGTGTTACGATAAAAGAATAAGTAAATAGTTAATTTATAAAAATTTTTTGTAATTTTAATAAAATTTCAAAAATAATTTATACTTTGAATGAAATACTGTTAAGTATATTAAATAATTTAAAGTTGTCCAAGTGCTTGCATTTCTTCATCATCCATGTTTCCAATAGCGTTGAAATCTTCATCATCATCTTCATCTAAGTTTTCGAATGCTTCTTCAAGGTCGGATTCAAAATCATCTTCATCAGTTTCATAATCATCTTCAAATGGTTCTTCAATTTCTTCGTAGTTTTCTTCTTGTGCATCATTTGCTGATACTTCGGTGTATTTTTCTCCCATACCAAGTGCAGATTTAATTTTATCTCCTAAAAAGTAATATACTGCTCCTGCAATAACTGCTACAGCAACAAGTGTCGCAACTGGAAGGCATAGATTTTCTGGAATACCAACTTTAGTTAAGACTGCTTTTAATTTTGCGAAGAGTCCTCCAATCATTTTTTTATATATATAATTCATTAAAGATAATTATTTTCAGAAAAAAACAAATTAAATTAAGAATTATTAATTATTATAAATATTATACTTTTGGAAATATTAGATACATTTACTTTTAATTTAGGATAAGTTTCTATTAATTTTTTAATATTAAAATTATATGGTAATTTTAAACCAATATTTTCAGAATATGGTAATACTTTATCAATAAATTGATATACATCTAATTTTTTTCCTGGATGTATTTGTATTTCATCTGTTAAATAATTCCAACTATAACTATCCAAATAAAGAGTTTCTATACTTTTTTTCTTTTTATAATCTTTTCCACCCCATGGAAAATCAATATATGTAAAATGGACTTTTTTTTCATCTATATATTTTAACCATTTTTTCATATTTTTGATTATATCAATCGAACTTGAGCATTTTATATCTACATTGTTTCTTTTAAAAATTCTATAAACATTATATTTTGCCATAGTACATCTATTTGTATCAATTTCAAAAGAATAAACTTTTTTGAAATTTTTAGATAATTCTATAGTATCAGAACCTGTTCCTAAAGTAAAATCTACTGCTATTTGATTTTTTATACTTTTTCCTAAATCATTTTTTATAATTTTTATCATTTTAGTAAGTTCATTTTTATAAGTTAAACTATATGAACCTTGATAATCCGTTATAAAATGTTCTTGTTGTTCTTTATCACCTATAATACTTTTTCTTGTTAATTCATTTGGAATAAAAAATGAATTACTTATTACTATTTTATTATTTATGTAATTACCTATTTTATAAAAACTATTATCACCTGTTTTTTTTAATACTGTTTCTCCTAAAATATACAGATTTTGTCCTTTATATTTCTTTTGTTGTAAACTACCTTTTATATCTTTATCATCTTCAATATCCCAAAACATAAAATTATCATAGAATTTTTCAGAAGTATCACACTCGCTATCTTTTTTCCAAAGACTATCTTTATTATGTAATCTACAATCAATTGATTGTTCTTTAAGTAAATCGGTTACTGCATTTTCTTTTTCTCTTTTTGCTTTTCCTGTTAAATACATTTTCCAATCAACAGATTTATTTAAATCAACTCTTCCATTTTTCTTTCTAGTTACTGTCATATAATTAAAAACATTCACTAACCAACTATTAACTGTAACTGGTTTTTTACCAGTAAAATCTTTAAATGTATTTTTTGGGATATGGGCGTGAGAACAAATTCTTACTGCTCTACCAATAACTTGTCTATCAACAACTGTATGATACCAGGGTTCTAAAATATGAACTTGTCTAACACCTAATAAATTAATACCTTCTTTACCTGCCTCTGTCATTACGAAAACTTTTATTTTACTTCCATCTTTATTATCTTCCGCATTAAATCTTTTTCTACTTTCTTCCTTTCTTGTTTCTGGAGTCCATGTCATATATTTTAAATCATTTCCTCTTTTATTTTTATTATAATTACTAAATCCATTTTGTTCTAATGCTAAAGTAAAAACAGAAACACCAAATCCACCTTTAAATTTAGAATATACTAAAACTGGACCATTTGATTGTTGAATTTTCTTTATTATTACATACATTTTTGGAGATAATTCTCTTAAATCATTATCTATATGTAATGGCTTACTATCATTATCTAATAAAGTTAATGCTTCATCTCTTTGATTACCTGATGGAATTCCATCAAATATATATTTTTTTCCTTTTAATTTCATAACATGAGGAGCAATCTTTATTAATCCAATTTTTTTTCCATTTTTTGTTAATTTCATTTTCCTTTGTTCATTAATACTAAAAATCCAGGCTGGATAACAAAAATTTGATGCTTGTTGACTGAAAATTTTACTAGAAAAATTGTCATCTGAATTTTCTCTTACATCTAAACTAATTGAAATCTCTAATTTATAACAACTATTATAAATCGCACGGAAACGACCATCCATTGGAATTGTAAATTGTTTGAAAACTTTATCAGCAAAAACCTCTTTGTTAATACCAGCATAATAAGAAACTAAACCATTAATTCTTGTTTTAAATAATTTTTCATTCTTTATCATAATTTTATTATCTTTTTGTTTGAAAAATCTTTTTTCAAATTTATCAATATCTTCTGTAAATTTTATTTGTCTTTTACCAAATTTAATATCTCCCCCTCTTACCATATTTAATAAAAATATTACCTCAAATGGATTATTTATTATTGGAGTACCTGTTAATAAAAATACTTTTGAATTTTTTGATTCCATAAATTGATTATATATTAATCTTACCTTTGAACTCTTCTTTTGTGATTCTATCGCATAATCTTTCGCAAAATTATTACTTAAATTATGAACCTCATCAATTACTAATACACAATCATCAAATGGATTTGTTCTTTTATAATCATCATCTGAATAATTATTACTATAATTATTTTTAAAATAATCGGCTCGGCGATTTGGTATATTCATTAAATCTTCTCTCCATCCACCTTTCACACTATCCGCATTATAATGAACTAAATAAATATCATGCTCTTTACAGATTTTTTTATATTGCCGAATTTGTTCTTTATCTGATTTAGATTTATATTTTTTATATGCTTTATTCAAATCAGTCTTTAATTTTCTATTCAAATTACATTTTCCTTTTAATTCTTTAATCCAAGGATCTAAATTAAGATTTGCTGGAATCATTATGATTACTTTACGTTTATATTCTGTTTTATTTTCATAATAAGTTCTAGATACATTTGCTAAATATATACCTGAACATGTTTTACCTGAACCTAATCCATGATAAATTAATAAACCTTTACTATCTGGTTTATTTGTAGCATTATGAATTTCCGCATATTGAGTAATAAATTTTTGATTTAACATCATTAAATCCGATTTTTCTAATTTTTCATATTTTTTATCGCAATCACAAAAATAAGTTGACTTAATTGTTTTACATTTTGGACTTTGATTTTTATCCCAATTACATTTTTTTTCATTTTGACAATCATCTTCTGATAATGTATTACAATAACGTTCACATGTCGCACAAAGACACGGATCTTTTTTATTGTTACTATTTTTATTATTTAAATCTCTAAATCTTGTTGCAAGATATTCATTAAAATTACCATATCTTGATGTTACTTCTAGTGGTTTAATTGAACTTTTTTTTATTTTACCTTTCATAATATATTATATAATTATATAAAATTTAATCTTTACTATTTAAAACATCAAATCTCTTGTTATTTCGATGTAATTTATTTTTATTTCGATATTGTGTTTCATCTTCTTCATCATTAGAATTTTGACTATATGAATTATTTTGAGGAAAATTTGATTTCTTATAATTTCTTCTTCTATATCCATTCTTTGAATTTCCAAAACCACTTTCATTATTTCCATGTCTCTTTTTATATCCATCCTTATTATTTCGATCTCTATTATTATTTCGATCTCTATTATTATTTCGATCTCTATTATTATTTCGATCTCTATTATTATTTCGATCTCTATTATTATTTCTATTACGATTTCGATAACGATTATGACGATTACTAAAACTATTTTCTTTATTTGATTTATTATTCTTTTCTATACTGTCATCTGTTTGTTTATTTGTTTCATTATTATTTGATTCTTGTGGATGATAATTATTCTTTTTCGTAGAATAATTCTTTTTCTCAAAATATTTCTTTCGTCCACCATTATTATATTTTTTCTTTTTATCATATCTTCCTCTAAAACCTCCCTTTTTTCTATTATTAAAACGATTATCACGTGTTGATTTATTTACATCATTTCGTGATGAATGATGACTATTTGAAAATGATTTAGGTTGTTCTTCTTCAAATTTTTGAAAATATTCAACTAAATCTAAAAACATAAAACGAACACGAGCAGAAAAATTTACTTTATTTTGAGAAAAATTATATAAATCATTGTAATATAACTTTTTAAATAAGGCAATTGATTCATTTAGAGTTTTTAACAATTTACATAAACATTCACATAAATTTTCTTGTAACTCTTTTTGTTCTCCTGTAGAATTCTCCATTAAAGAATATTTTTTAAATTTAGTTATTAATAATTCTACATAATAAGAAACATTATCAATATCACATACCTTTTTTTTATAAAGTTCTCCAAGAAATTGGAAAATACCTAGTAATTTCTTTTTGGTATTCATATATTCACAAAACTCATCATAATTTTTATCAGCAATTTTTTTATGCTCGTCTTCGTTTAAATATTCGACATAACGATTTTGACATTTTCGTAAAAGACTGTCTTTCATTGATTTTGCTAAATTTAATTCTGTTTTATTTTTAATAAATTTAGCACAAATCTCTGCATAAAGTTCGCAAAAACTTGGTTGTTTAATTGCCTTATCAAAAAGTTTATCCATCATTATATCAATAATTGTTTCACTTTTAATTATGGCATTTATTTTTGTAAAAATCTTGTCAAAATTTGTCTTTGTAATTTTATTTAAAAATCCGTTTAATTTTTTTATAATTTCTTCGTCTGTTAATTCTACATTACGAAACATAAAGTTGTTTCGTGTATGAGAAATCTTAAAAGCTGTATAACTTTTAATTGTTTCCGCATTAATAATGTCAACCATGACACTATCAACTGACCCAACTATATTGGATCTAAAAGAATAAATATATTCTAAAGTATGAGTAATCATTTTTATATTATATCTTACTATATTTAATTGTTATTAATTTTACTTATTCTATTTTAATTTATATTTTATATTCAAAATAAAATAAGTATATCAATTTTAATTATTAAATTTATTATCATTATTAATTATCATTATTTATTAATTCTGCCTCTGGTTCTCTATATCTTTCCGAGATACGATTTCCACCTACCGCACCAACTAATCCGACTGTTGTTGCACCAACACCCATTGCTATTTTTGTACCTAACGCTACAAATCCTACTGGACCACCTATCGCAACACCTAATAATCCACCTATTACTCCTAATTTATATCCAAACATATTTACTTGATAATTATGAGCACGAATTAATTCACCTACACCACCTTCCGTATTTGTATTTGTTTCTTCTACATTTTCTAAAATATCATCTATTAATGGTTCTTGTTGTGCTGTAATTTGTTGTAAATCTACAAACATCTCTTTTAACATTTCCATATCTTGATTTAATTTTTGTAATTCTTCTAATCGTTGTTTATTCTTTTCTTCTGTTAATTGAACAAATTGAGAAATTTGAGGATCTAATAATTGTGTTTCATCTTCCTCATAAAAAGGATTCGTATTTCTTAATATTCCTTCACGTTCCTCTTCTCTTTTTATTCTACTTATTAATTTACCATTATTAAATAATGGGACATCTTTCTCTAATTGAGATACTATTTTCTCAAATACTCTTATCTTTTCTACACATAATTCTAAATCATCCTTATCCGATTTTCTTAAAAGTTTATTAATTCCTTTGATTTTCTTTATTAATTGTTTTTCACAATGTTTTAAACCAAATTCTAGACGAGTTGAATAATTATGCTTTGTTGTAAATTTAGTATATTGATTTATATAAACTAGACGCAATAATTCTAAATTGTCTAAATGATAATCTAATTTATCATTTAATGTACCATCTAATTTATAAAACTCTGAATTTACAGATATATTGTTTTTCATTTCGAAATATATATTATTAGTAAATATAATAATATATTATTACAAACACTTATAAACTTTACCTACTGCTTTTACTAAACCCTCTCTGAAAATAATTTTACTTTTCTTTTCTATATATTTTCCATTATTTATTAATTCAAATTTTACATAAGCACGATGCCCTGCTCTTAAATATTCCTTTTTTTCATTCTTTTTATTATAAATTTCTAAGATTTTCGCAGTACATTTTACATTTCTACAATAAAATACACCTTCAAAACCATCTTTTATTGTTGTTCTATTTGTTTTTAATATATATAATTCTGCTACTAATATCCGTGTTGCTGGTTGCTCTTTACTTGAAACAATACACCCTTTATCTATTTGATGACGCTTTAAATTACATTTTATTGTTCTTACTGCTAAACACCCTGTATCACCTGAAACTAATTCGGATACTAACTGTCTTACATTATTATGTAATGTTTTTACAACTACTCTTTTATATCTATCATCACGTGTACTAAAAGGGCCTATAAATAAAATATCCCCTTTCTTAATTGTTCCCTTTCTTACTGTTCCACTTAAAACTAAACCAACACCAGGAACAGTATACGTTTGATCAATATACATCAATGATTCTTCTTCATCTGTGAATTTCTTCCATAAACCAGTTGGATGTAATTCATGAACAAATTGTTTCATTAATTCTAATCCCTCACCTGTTTTATTTGATATATTAAAAATCGGAATCTTTTTATTCTTTGTATCTGTTAAAAAATTTATAGCATTCTTTAGACGTTGTTCATTATTTACAAAATAACCTTTAAATCCTGTTTCTTTTAATAATTTTGTATATTTACTATAAATCTGATTATAAACATGATCGGAACATAAGTCTACTTTTGTTAAAATTGTAAATATTGGAACCTTTAATGATAAAGATAAAATTAAATGTTGTTTTGTTATATCTGTTATACCCCGATTCGCACCAATTACTAACATACTGTAATCTGAAAAAGAATTTGTTAATCCTAATACTGTTGATTTTAAATATTTTTCATGACCACATAAATCTATAAAAGTTATTGCTTTATCTTTTACTATCTTATGATTATGAGAAATACTTGAACTTCTACCAGAAGTTTGTTCATGTTTATGTTTTAAAACTGCTTTTCTCGCTTTACCATTTCCGTCATCTAATTGATCTGAAATTAAAACACCAACTGTTGTAGATTTACCCGCATCAACGTGTCCTATTACAGCTATTTTTACTTCATTTTTAACAGTACTCATTTTATTTTGATTTTATACCGATATTATAAATAATCAATTTTAAATATATTAAGGGGTTATTCTTTAATATATTTAAAATTAGATTTTTATGGATAAAAATTTTAGTTTTTTTGTTTTTTTTTGAATTTGGATCTTTTAGATTTTGTGGATTTTGTGGATTTTGTGGATTTTGTGGATTTTGCTGTACTTATTTCTGCTTTATTTATTAAAGATACTATTTCGGAATCAATCTTATTTAAAGATTCCATACAAGATAATAATCTATCTTCTAAAGGTTTTAGGGATAATTCTATATCACTCATTTTTATATAAATTATAAATAGATAATTTTTATACTATATGATCCTCATCATTATATATTTGGCACTCTAATTCTATAAAACTTTCACTACTCAAATAATGACCTCTGATTTTTCCAATTAAACATAAATTTTCTATCATTTGTTCTAATAATGTTTGCACTATCGTTCTTTCTGTTTCTGTTAATTGATTTAAATTTATTACTGTAGAACAATGATGCATTAATTTTAATTTTAAAGCATTTGTTTCATCAATACTTACTGCTTCAATACAATTATTTCTTACTTTTATTAATCCACGATTTTCAAATTCATCCCAAGTTGTTGAAAAATTTTTACTAATTATTGTAATCGGTAATGCTATTATTATAATACCCATTAACATTGTTAAACTAGCCATTAATTTACCAAGATCTGTTATTGGATATATATCACCATAACCAACCGTTGTTACAGTCACGATTGACCAATAAAATGTCGCAGGAATACTTGAAAATGGATTTGTTCCATCTTCTCTTATACCCTTCTCTATTTCATATAAAATTGTTGAAGAAAATATCATTACTATTACTATCAAAAAGAACATTAATTTTAAACCATACAGACTTTTTGATAAAGTTTCTACTAATAAATCTTTATAAACTTTCATTGAATTACTTGATAAAACTTTTGTTATACGAAACAATTTCAATATTTTTAGAAAACCGACTATATTTGATATATCTGATGTTAATATGAAAAATATTGGAATAATTGATGTAAAATCGATAAAATGACCTGTTGTTTTTATATAATTTAAATGATCCTTTACTGCAATCATTTTTAATATATATTCAATTATAAAAACTATACTACAACATAATTCCAATATTTTCCAAAATAATAAATCATTCAGTGTTTCTAGTGTTTCTAGACATGAACCTGTGACCGCAACCATAATTGTAAATGTTATTAAAAAAGCACACCATTTAGAAATATAAGTTGAGGGATTAAACATAAATTCAAATAAATCTAAACGATATTGTTGCCATTTTGTCAAATTATCATTTGAATATGGACGAAAATTTGAATAAGAATTTGAATTTATCATTTTCTTTTTATTATACTATTTTTGTTTTATATTTCTATTTTACTTTTCTTATTAATTTATCCTATTTTAAGATTTATGATTACGTTTAAAACAATATAAATATTTTATATGTCATACTTTATATAACTATGAATTGGTCAAAACAAAATTTAGCTAAAAATTATCTTATTGTTGGTGCTTCTTTAGCAGCACTCGGAGCAACTAAAGGTCTTGTCACTGGACTTTGTAGAACTCATCAACGTGATGTAACTGATGGTGGCCCATCTATTCATTCTAAAGACTCTATGGCAGGTGTTGTTGGATCTACTGGTATTATTGTTTCTGCTACTACTTTATTAGGTGCGTTTGAAGGCGGTATGGTTGGTTTATTATGGCCACTTAATCTTCCATGGGGAATTTACCAATATGTTAGAAATCAATACTTAAATGGTAATCTTGATGTTGAAACTGATAGAGAAACTGATGAAGATATTGTTATGCCACATAATCTTGAAGAACTATCTGTTGAAAATGATAACAATCCATTTATCAATTTAGAAGAATCACTCCCAGAACAAGTTCAAGAACAATAATTTGATTAATAAGAAAAATATTTTTTTTTTGTTTGCTAAAAATTAATTTAGTAAATAAAAGGAAAATTTAGTATTTAAAGACAAGTCGTATCTACAATTTTACTTGCTACTTTATACATATCACACGAACTTGCTGGTCGCCGATCTTCCATATAACCACCACCCTTTTGTCGAGTTTCATGTCCTACACGAACAGATGCTCCACGGTCAGCAAATCCCCAACTAAATTTATCAATTGAAGCTGTTTCATGATGCCCTGTAAGACGATGTTCATTTCCTTCACCATATACTTCAATATGTTCTTTGTGTTTTAGACTCATTTTTTCAATCGCTGCTGTAATGGCTTTAAGACCACTACCTCCTTCTACACGCATTGCTTTCGTGC